CAGGAACTGCAACAGCAGCATTAGCTACTGGTGGAAATGCTCACGATCCTATGTCAGATGCCAATGAATCATACGATGGTTCTACATGGACTGAATTAGCAGATTTAAATACTGCACGACAAGCACTTGCCAGCTCAGGAATAACAACTGCAGCTATATGCTTTGGTGGGGGAAATCCGGGATACGTGAATGTGTCTGAAACTTGGGATAATTCAAGTTGGACTGAAGGAAATAATTTAAATACAGCTAGGGGATATATAATGGGAACTGGCACAAGTGTGCCTGGTGCTTTAGCTTTTGGAGGTCGTCTTCCAGCAGGATCTGCAGTTACAGAACAATACGATGGTTCTAGTTGGACAGAAGTAGCTGATTTAAGTACCGCAAGAGGTGATGGAGGAGGAGCAGGAACTCAAACATTAGCTTTAGCTGTTAGTGGACAACCACCTGCAACAACTGCCGTAGAAGAATGGACTATAGCACAAAACGTAAAAGTAATAACCGACTAGACAAATGGAATTTAAACAAATATAAAAAGAAAAAGGAGGAGTAAATGGCAAATGATATATTCAATTACTGCGTAGCAACGAATACGGGAAAAGGCTTCATCACACATGATGATAGTCGAAAATTCTGGATTAGTGGTAATCCTGCAAATGTATGGGTTGCAACAGACTGCGTAGAATCTAGACATTGGGTTGCAAGAAACAATGGTGTTTCTAAAACAAAAGCAGAAGCACAAACACTTGTAACAGCAGAAGTTGATGCAGCTAAAACAGCTTGGGATGATAATAATGTTGAAGGAGAATCTTCAGCAGAAAAGATTACAAGAATCGGTAATAAACCTACAGACATAACTCTTCCCTAAAGGAATTTAATGGCAACGTATCGAGAAATTAAAGGACTCAAAGTCCCTTATCTAGATGCTGATCCTCCTTCAGCTTCTGCAAGTACAGAAGACGGAAGCGTTTGGTATAATTCAGCTACAGGAAAGCTTAGAGCTTTTGTGGCTTTTGATACATGGGCTACGACTGCATCTATTGGTACTACAAGAACATTGGCTGGAGGAGCTGGAATTCAAACAGCTGCTTTACTCATATCAGGATTCACTGATACATCTACAGCTAACGTTGAAGAATATAATGGTAGTGGATGGGCAGAAATTGCAAATGTAAATACTGCTCGTTATGATTGTGGATCAGCAGGTACTTCAACTTCTGCTATATTTGCAGGTGGATCTGCACCTCCTGAAACTGATGTTGCTGAATCATGGAATGGTAGTGCATGGACTGAAGTTGCAGATTTAAATACTGCACGTAGAGCATTACAAGGTGCGGGTGAAAGTAATACATCAGCTATAGTGTTCGGTGGACAGTCTCCAGGATCAACCTATCAAGCAGCAGCTGAATCTTGGGATGGTTCAAGTTGGACTGAGGGTGCCGATCTTAGTACGGCAAGACATAGAATTGCTGGATTTGGAACAAAAACAGCAGCAATAGCTGTAGGAGGAGAAACTTCTCCTGGCGCTGATTCTGCTTTAGCAGAAATTTGGAATGGTACTTCATGGACAGAAGTTGGAGATTTAAATGATGCTCGAGAACATGTTAGAGGAGCAGGAACAACAACTGCAGGAGTTGTTTTTGGAGGAACATCTACTACAACAGCTAACACAGAAATTTATGATGGCTCTTCGTGGACAGAAACAACAAACATGAGCACTGCTAGATATGCCATGGGATCAGCTGGAACATTAACTGCTGCTTTAGGAGCAGGAGGATATATTTCTGCTATATCTGGTCTTACGGAAGAATTCGCTCACCAAATTATAACCTATACCCCTGCAGCATGGGCAAGTGGTGGTAATATGGGAACAGCTAGAAGATTATTTGGTGGTGCTGGAACTGCAACAGCAGCACTTTGTGCTGCAGGAGCTAGTCCTTATACTGTCAATGCTGAAACATATGATGGTTCATCCTGGACGGAAGTAGCAAACGTAACTACTGCACGAGGTTTTTGGTCTTTAGCTTGTCAAGGAACAACAACAGCCTCTTTAGGTTCTGCAGGATATAGTCCTGCTTTTCCTCATAGTGTTTTATCAGAAGAATTTAATGGTACAAGTTGGACAGAAGGAAATGATTTAAATGAATCAAGTTCTGGTCGTTCTGGATTAGGTACACAAACAGCAGCTTTAGATGTCGGAGGTAGAGATGAGGGTGTTCTTACTACAAAAGTAGAATCTTATGATGGCTCTTCATGGACAGAAACAACTGATATAAATACAGCAAGAACGAATGGTGGTGGAACTGGAAGTTCGACTGCTGGTTTATTTTTTGGAGCAGGTCCTCCTGCTACTGGTGACGCTTTTACCGAAACTTGGAATGGTACGTCTTGGACTGAAGTAGGAGATTTACTTGTAGCTACAGGATCTATGGGTGCAGCTGGAACTAATACAGATGCCCTGTGTATAGGAGGTCAACCTAATGCAACAGTTGGAAAAAATGTTCAAATATGGAATGGAACTATTTGGTATACTGGTGCAGCAATACCTACAACTAAGTATTCTCCTACAGGAGCTGGAACTACATCAGCTGCAATAGTTGCTGGTGGTAATAGTGGTACTGCTGTTGTAAATACCACATTTGAATATACAGGAGAAACAACAGCCGCAGAAGCTGCTGATATCGCATTTGACTAATGAATTAAAAATAAATATAAAGGAGCTATATGAAAGAAAAAAGAAACATACACGAACTCATTGTACGCGAAGAACCTCATCTTCTTGAAATTTTAGATCCTGAACAGGTTGCCAAGTTTAAAGAATTAACAAACGAACTCAGAGATACCTGGACAAAAAAACAAATGTTTAGAACAAAAACAGAGATGGAATTTTCTGTTCTGAATGATGCCAAGTATCCAACCAATGCTGCTAAGTATTGGCAATGTGTTCGAGAACAAAATACGCATATGGAAAACCTAATGCACTTGTCTTTTGATGCCCGTAAGAATGATATTGAAATAAAACAGAAACAAAAAGAATTAGAAGAAGAAAAAGACCCATTAAAGAAAGAACTGATTCAAGTTGAGATAGATGAGAAAACTTACGGTAAGGCTAGTATGCAACTCGTAGCTGCTCACCGTATGAGAGAAGTCACCGAATGGTCTAATTTTAAAAAGATCTATAATGATGGAACTTTTGATACTAAGAATGTTGATACCCATCAACTGCTTTCATACAAAAAGATCATGAAGAATAGAAAGAATACATTAACACCAGGATCTTCACAACCTGAAGTTTTCAATGTTTTAGGACAAATGCAATCTATTGAAAGAATAGAAGAAGAACGAAAAGCTCTAGGTCATGAAAAAAAGAAAGCCATCAGTGAAACTCCCAAGTACGGAAAACAAGGATAAACAAATCTATTTTCTTTGTGCGATGCCAAGATCGGGGAATACCCTGTTTGCATCGATTATGAATCAGAATCCAGAGATTGCGGTCACAGCAAACAGTATTACTCTGGAGATTATGAAAGATTTATTTCTACTTAAAAGAAAAGATGTCTTTCAAAACTTTCCCGATGAACAATCTTTAGATAATGTCATGGATGAAGTTTATAATCTTTATTATAAATACTGGAGTTACAAAACAATTATTGATCGTGGTCCTGTTTGCACACCTGGTAATCTAAAGGTTATGCAAAAACATTTTAAACAACCCATCCGATGTATTGTCCTTGTAAGAGATTTATTAAATGTTTTAGCTTCATATATTAAATGGTTTGAAACCGAACCTACAAGTTTTTTAAATAAGTATAAAACTATTGAGGATAAATTAAGTCAAATCATGCGTAAAGAAGGTGCTGTAGCAAAAGAATTAATGTCCATTCAATACTTACTACATCATCCTGAAATGGCAGTCTTTATTAAATATGATGACTTAGTACAAAACCCAGAACAAGAGATTAAAAAAGTTTATACCTTTTTAAATCTTCCTTATTACCCTCATTACTTTACGAACTTAGAACAGGTTATAGTGAATGGTGTACAATATAATGATAGTATTGTGGGAAAGAATATGCATACTATTCGCACCGAAAAAATTATGAAAGTGGAGAATCATTATAGAAATATGATCCCAGAAAGGTTTATAAAAGAATATGGACACATTACCTTTTAATTTCATTTGGTTAGGACAAACAATTTTAAAGTACCAAGTTCCTTTAGATGTTTTTAATACTTTAAATGGAGTTTATGAAACAAATTTTGTTAATCTTCCAGATGCCCATAAGCAACTGGTTGGTAAAATAGGAAAAGAAAATTCTTTATTCTTCGGAGGCGCTGATAATAAAAGAATGCATAAGCATAATATGCTACCTCCTTATGTGCTTAATTGGTTTGAAAGTGTTTTTAAGCACTATTTAGATTTTAATAAAATATACGAATATCAACTTCATATGAATTCTATATGGATTAATGAAATGAGAGCTAACGAATACAATCCTGTTCATATTCATCAAGGAACAATATATACAGGACTGTCCTCAGTGATGATACTTAGACTTCCTAACGATATGGGTCCCGAATACGCACGAGAAGATATCCCTATGAATGGAAAATTACAAATACTAGGATCAGCTAATGGTCAATTTGTTAAATCTGATTATGGTCCTATAATTAAGGAAAGAGATTTTTATATATTTCCTTATGACATGAGGCATTGTGTTTATCCTCATACGAATCCTACGGCTATAAGACGCACGCTTGCAGCCAATATGGATGTCGATTATAATCCCGTAAGTACAAGGACCGCAGGATGATACCTACAGAACCTACTTGGAGAAGTTATATCGTTGAAACTATAAGTCCTATCTTTACACCGAAGCAATGTCAGATGGTTATTGATAAGGGTATGAGTTTAAAAAAAGAAACGGCTGCAGTAGGTATGGGTAATCCTAAAGGAGGTGGTGTTGATCCAGAAAAAAGAATTACTACGATAAGTTGGATTCCTTTTAAAGATATGCCAGAGATGTATCGGGATATTGAAGCCACAATGCTCAAAGCTAATAACAATCATTTTGGTTTTGAAGGTATGCAACTGACCGAACCTGGTCAATTTACGCATTATCTTACAGATGGATTTTATGAATGGCATATGGATAATGATGTTGCAGGAAAGCATCAACAGCCTGTTCGTAAAATCTCAATGACACTTTTATTATCTGATCCTTCTACTTTTGAAGGTGGAGAATTAGAGATTATGAGTAAAGGGAAAACTGCAAAGTTAAAACAAGGTCAAGCAATCTTCTTTGCAAGTTGGTTACAGCATCGAGTTAAGCCAGTAACTAAGGGAGAAAGATATTCTTTGGTAATGTGGTTTGGAGGTCCATCCTTTAAATGATTACTGAGTATCATTTTCCAACACCTGTTTATATAAAGGATTTACCTAACGCTGTTCAGCTTAATCAATATTTAGAACAGCAAATACTTAAATGGAAACAAAACGATCCTAAGGGTAAGAACCGAACTAATGTGAATGGTTGGCATAGTACAACCGACATGAATCAAAAAGAAGAGTATAATGTTTTAACAAAAGAACTCTTTGCTATGCAAGATGAAATATTTAAAAAAGAATATTTAACTCAAAAGCCTGCACTCGGAAATATGTGGGCAAACATTAATTATCCAGGTGGATATAATAGACCTCATCTCCATCCGAATGCTTTATTTTCAGGAGTGTATTGGATTAAAACTCCAGTTAAATCAGGCACCTTGATGTTATATGAACCAAGACAAGGTGCACAATGCACTATGCCAAATCGTAAGGAAGGAAAATTACCTTCGCAACTATGGAGAGAAGTTCATTATGAACCCGTTGCAGGAAGATGTATTATGTTTCCTGCCTGGTTATGGCACGAAGTCAGAATTAATGAAAGTAATGATACACGAATGTCGGTATCATTTAATTTTTTACAACGATGATAGAAACTGTTTACATAGAATTACCTTTTGAGAAGATCACTTACTTGGATCGCCCTGAATTTCACAAGGAAGAAAAAGAATTTAAAGAGGCTTTAACAATATCAATGAAAACCTACGGAATGAAAGATCCTGTCTACTGTTGGGCTAATGGTAAAGCTTATGGAAACATTATTAAAGTTATTGTAGGCAATAATCGAATGACAGTTGCCAAGGAACTCGGTATTAAAATGATTCCTGCAATCGTCACAAATTTCAAAGCCGATGAATTTCCTCTGAAAGGAGAAGTCTTAGAAACAGATGCAGAGATTAAAGAACGTTTTCATTTACCTAACGATCTTCAAATTAGAAGAGATGAGAATGGAAACGTAGAACAAGTAATGCCCGCTTATTATAGAGGTAAAGTTAGAGAGGAATATGTTTGAAGAAAAGAAATATCAGGTCATAGAAAAAGCGATCTCTTATGAGCTGGCTAATTTTGCTTTTAACTACTTTCTCTTAAAGAGAGATGCTGTAGCCTGGATGCATAAGAATAATTATGTATCACAATTTACACCAGGATTTGGTACTTGGAAAGATGCACAAATTCCGAATACCTATTCCTGCTATGGAGACTTCTTCATGGAAACTTTAATGATGAAGGTATTACCTGTTATGCAAAGATATACAGGTTTAAATTTAATTCCTACTTATACCTATACTAGAGCCTATAAAAAAGGTGATATATTGCATAGGCATAAAGATAGACCGAGCTGTGAAATATCAACTACAATCAATTTAGGAGGAGATCCCTGGTCCATTTTCATCGATCCTACGGGAGCAGATAATATTCTCTCGGGCCGTGAAACTACAACAGTAGTCAAACCCAACGCCCCCGAAGGTGTTGAAGTTCAGCTCGATGTAGGCGATATGCTGGTTTATAGCGGCTGCGAGCTCGAACATTGGCGCGAACCTTTTGAAGGAAACCTTTGCGTTCAGACGTTTTTGCATTATAATCATGCCGATGGCAGGTTTGCCGAGAACAATAAGTTCGACAGACGACCAATGCTAGGCATTCCTAAATAGTTGATCTAGCCAAAAATATAGTATAATTAAATACAAACAGGTTTTGTATGCTACAAAAATTAAAGTTTCAACCAGGATTCAATAAGCAAGTCACAGCAACCGGAGGTGAATTCCAATGGGTTGGTGGAGACTATGTACGATTTAGATATCAAACCCCTGAAAAAATAGGGGGTTGGGCTCAACTGGGCAGTAGCACGTTAACAGGAAGAAACACGGCGCTACACCATTTTATTAATTCCAGTGGAATTAAGTACGCCGCTTTAGGCACCAACCGATTTTTATACGTCTATTCTGGAGGAGCTTTTTATGATATAACTCCTCTTAAAAGCACAACGACTTTAACCAATGCCTTTACAACAACCAATGGCGACGCCACAGTCACGATCACGTTTGCAAGCGCTCATAACATTACTAAAGGGGATATTATTCTTCTGGATAATTTTACTACTATTACCGATTCTGATTTTGGTTCTAGTGATTTTGATGATTACAACTTTCAAGTCGCTACCGTACCAACCTCCACAACGATTACCGTCGAGATGGGATCAAACGAAAGTGGATCGGGAGCCAGTACATCCGGAGGCATAAGAGTTAAATAC